GTAGACTGATGTAATAGTTCATCTTTCTTTTGACTACCTGCTGATGAACCAAAGTAAAAAGAAATGATACCAACCCAAGCCGTTGACAATGAACCGAGCATAATCATTAATTCATCTGACTTGGTGGCATAACCCATCATTAATGCAAATAAGATTCCAAAGAACCCAGCAGTAATTAAAAGAGAAAGTAATGATGGAATCCATGAATGAGTTGCTGTTTGCATATCACGAGCCGATTTACGGTCATCTACGGCAAGTTTTTCAAAGTTTAACCCTAACTCTTGAGCTTGTGCTTGTAATTGAATCTCAGCTTGTTTTAGACTTGCCAATTGGTCAGCAGTTAATTTACCTGAATCAATCGTAGATTGTACGTCTTTTTCATCAACTCCCAATGCCTTAGATATAGCAGTAACAGCTAAACCAGCAAGTGGGCCACCAAGAGCAGTTGCGATGCCTGGAGCAATTTGAGTTAACCAATCCATATCAATCCTTTAACAATATAATTAACATCATACAAATCAATGCAAAAATTGTCCACCATTTGAATACATCTTCATCCACGCACTATATCCTTTTTGGTTCGTATAACCACTTTAGTTTGTTTTGGGTATTTTACCTGTCGCTGTTTTTCTAATTGTTTAATTTCAAAATGTAAATAAATAATATATGCCCATAAAAATAACTCAATAATAAATACAGCAAACCAATATTTTATCCATGTCATACAAGTTTAAACTTCCACAAAAAATAAGTGATGATAGAAGCTGCAACAAAACATAAAAACTGAACTCGTCTAACATCCTGTAATTTGTGTCCATAATACTTTTTATTTTCCTTGTGTTCTTTCTCAACTATTGATTTTAATTCTAGTACCTTTGCCCATTCTTTAGCACCGTACTTAGCTTTAAATTCTTTTTCTGCTTTATCTTCTGCCTTAATAATGGCACTTTGATTTTGATATTCTTGGATTGCTCGATATATCATCGAATTCTCCATTGCTTCTTCGTGAATCTTATGTTTCTTTCGTGCTTCTAATTGCTCTTGTGCGACTTCTATACCATCATGCTGTATGTTTTCTATGCTCTTAGTAAGACTTTTACCAGCTTCTCTTGCTTCGTCTAAGCCTTTAGAAAGCTGTTTTGTACCTTCAGCGATAGGATTAGACATTTCATTTTGATATTAAATGTTGAACAATATTAAGAATCATGTCTTTACCAAAGAAAACAGAAGCTATCACAGCATATAAAAGATATTCAATACGTTGCATACGCTTAGAGCCTTTATCAAATGAATCTAAAATTCCTTCGTAGCGTTCAGCACATACTGCTTCATGCACAGATAATCTTTTATCATTTTCAGCTATAACTGTTTCCATATTCATAATTATGTTTTCATGATGTACGCTAATGCGTAGTAAGGTGGAAGATTAGCATTAGTGCCACTTACACCCGTTGCTGTGTTGGTTGTTGCTACTGTAATACCTGTTGTAGCAGTTGAAGTTTGTGCAAATGTTCCACTTGATGCACCTATAGGGCTTCCGGATGGACTTCCACCGAAAGCATTATTTCCCCAAAAATTGTTTGATGAATTAGGGGTATGAAAGTGACCAGGGTCTGTAACAACAGAAGTTGCAGTATGAGTGTGACTTACAATAATCGAATCAGCACTACCACCTGTTTGACCTACTGTGTAAGAATTACCTGCACCTAATACAAAAGAGTTTCTAAGGTCAGGAGTTCCATTATTACCATCACAAAGAACAAAGCCACTTGGAATAGAACCTGTTGAACCTGACCATATTAAAATACAACCACTTGGAATAGTCGGAGAAGCTGTCGGTATTTGTGTAAGTATACCTGCAATATTGTCATAAGTTTGCACAATGACATTAGACGATGTTTCTAATATAAACTTATAAGAATAGCCTGATTGCAACCATAATTCTTGTGGAAGTTTTCCATCTGTACCTAAAACAACAGGATTTGTATTGGCAATCGTTCCATTCACCGTTGTATAGGTCGCTAATGGAGTTGAACTACCTGCTTGATAGGTATATAACAACCCACCTGCCAATATAGCTCCTGTGCTATCAAAATTGGTTACACCATTAAATAAAGGTGAAAGATTTACAGTTGCCATATTATTGTCCTTGATTTCTTAAATTAATGAGCTCTCGTAAAGCAGCTGCTCCTGCAACACCTGGCTTAGACGCATAAGGTGGTACAACTTCTCCAACTTTTTTAGGAAGTTCTAACATAGAACGTAAAGTTTTATTGGAAACACCTTCTTCTAAATATTTAGCAGTCTTGGGATTGCGTAAAATTGCTTGTGCTAATTTTGGAGCTGCATAACCTAAAGCAGCACCTTTAGCTGCACTTTGTATATCTCCTTCATAAAGACCATAAGCAGCACCACCTACTAAAGCAGGAGCAGCTTGTGCCGATAATCGAGCTATTGTTCCACTATTCGGTGTTTTGTTTTGCAATATATCTTTACCAGCTCTTGCTAAATTGGCTAATTGAGCATCTTCAGAATAAATTGCATTACGTTTTGCTTTTGTTGCTAAAGAATTACTTAACAAGGCTGGACTTACATTGCCTTGAGTATCCTTTAATACAACATCTTCAATCTTTTTCATATTGCCATATTGCTTATTTGTTTGTTGCAATAAAGTAATATCGTTAGGGTCTTTAATTGACTTTTTTAAGCCAGCTAACAAGGTTTCTTTTATTTCTGTAGCATAAGGCGATATATTGCTATTCTGAGCAATTAAACGGTCTAAAATGCGTTTCTGTGCTTGGTATTGCTCACCTGTTAATGTACTTCTATTAGCACTTGCTTTATTAATAATATCATCAACAATATTTTTAATAATAGGTTGTTCAGTTGCTGGCAATACCATTTGTGATTCAGCACGAATAGCGTCTAAATCTTTATAAATTTGACCACTTACTTTAGAACCATATTTGTTATATAAATCATCATATATTTCACCTAAACGACTTTTTGCATTTTGTAAAACATCAGGAGTAATTGCATTAGCATCTTCTCCCATTGTTTTTGCAATAGCTTTATTATAAGCACTTTGTTGCGTTGCAATAAATTCAGCTTCTTTACCTGCTGTAAATGGATTATCACTTAATGCAGCTTTAGTTCGATTTAAAAATTGTGAACCTGTAGCTTGTGCTACATCAATAGGAACACCTGCATCACGCAGTATTTTTACATTATCTTGGCTTACTTTAGATAATTGATTTTCAAATGGTTGAGCTAAACTTGTTGCTGTTTTTGCAATTCCACCAACAACACCACCTGCTACTCCACTAACTAAACCTTGTTTTAATTTTTCAGTCAAAAATGATTTATTTTCATCAGTTACAGGAGTTGTTAATATATTTGCTACTGCACCTTGACCTGCTCCTTTTGCAACACCACCTAAAACAGTTTGTGCAGGGCCACCAAAGCCAGGTATTAATTTATTAATAGGATTAGCAATTAAACCACTTACTTGCCCTATAGCTCCTGTTATAGGATTAGCTTCTATATAAGGTTGTGTAATTTCTTTTGTTTTTTTAATTTGTTCTAAAGCATGTCTTTCTATTTTTTGACCAAGTTCAGGATTAACAAGTCCAACACCTTTACCTACTAATTGTTCTAATGCTCCTGCACCTTCTGATATTGCACCACCAAAACCTGCAACATAAGCATTTAATTTATTAGTATCACTTGGTTTTTCAGTTTTTGTAATTTGTTCAGTCGATGTAACTTTTTCTGTAGGTTTTTCAGATAAACTTCCTGTTTGTAATGCTTTTAAAAAACCTTCATCATCATTTAATTCACGTTTATTAAAAACATTTAAAAATTTATCTTGATGTTCTTTAGCTGTTTCATTCTTAATAATAGCTTTTGTCACTGCTTGGATAGCATCAGGAGAATTAGGAATTGTATTATCTTCATTTAATTTAATTCCTGAATTTAATAATTCTTTTCTGATGTTTTTAGCATAATTTCCATTTTGAGGATTTTGAGTTGCATCACCTGTTACCCAATGACCTGCTAATGTTTCAGGAGTATTTATTCCTTTTGTGTTAATTTTTCTTTCAATAGCACTTAAAGTCTCATTAACTCCTTCTTCAGGAGTATCATAGGCTTTCCATGTTTTGCCATTGTACCCATAACCACTTGGGTTATTTAAATCAGCAGCAGATTTAATATTTTTAGATGGTTTTTCAATAGGAGAAATAGTAACGCTTGCTTTAGGAGCTTCATCTAAACCACCAGCAAAAGAATCAAATGCTCCCATTATTCAAGATTCCCATTAAGTAATTTTCTATACTTGTTCATTTTTCTTCCTAGTTCAGCTTTTTCTTGTTCATTTAAACCAGAAGTAATCTCTTTAAAGTCTTTTTCGTTTTTACTCTTATAAGCATCATAAGCATTAATAGCAACAGGGTCAAACGCATCAATCATGGCATTATCATATAAACGTTTTACTTGAATACTTCCGTAATTGTCTATTGTTTTTTCTAAACCTTCTTGATAATTTTTACTATGCTCAATTAATGGTTTAAGTTGTTGCATGGCTTTATAAATAGCCGTTGGGTTTTTACCTGCGTCAGCTAATGATTGTTGAGCACCTTCTAAAGATTTAACAAATTTACCACCTAATGCAGCGTTTTTCTGTAAACCTAAATCAGCAATATTCTTTTGAATAATATCTCTTGCAGCTGCAGCTTTTTCTTCAGCCGTACTTCCTGCTAAATTACCAAATGCTGATTGTAAGCCTGCAATAGTTTCACCACCTTTACCTGTTTGTGCTAATGGTAAGTATTTAAGAACTGTATTAATGTTACTTAATGTAGGTGCAACAGTATTAGCAATTTCTCTAGCAGCTTCTCTTGATTCTTGCATATTAGCAATAGTTGCCGTACTTTCAGTTGGTGCAATACGCATATTAGGCACATTACCAGCAACAGGCAATGGTTTTTGTACAAGTTGACCTGTGTTAGGGTCTTTAACCATAACAGTCGGATTACCTGAAATGTCTGTTCCTTGTACTACTTGTTGACCACCAATTCCACTTTGTAATTCAGAAGGAGTCATTTGCGACCTTCTAACATTTCCCAAATATTCTTTAACAGAAGCTGGGTCTTGATGTGCTAATGTAATTAAACGAGATGCTCCAAGTTCAACTTCTTCAGCAGGAATACCACGTCTAATTGATAACTCTCGCATTTGAGATATTTTTTTAGTTATTGCATGAGAATCTTTACCTTCTAAAATATCAGGGTCTTGAGCCAAAGCATTTAAAGTCTGATTTAAAACGTCTGTTTTATATTGCTTTGTTCCAATCACAGTTTTTTCACTTGTTGCTTTTTTACTTTCAATAGTAGGCTGTAATGTTTCTTCAGCTTCTGTAGCAGCTGCTTGAGCTGACCTTGAACGTGCCTGTTCACCAGCAATCATCGCTGGATACAATTCTTTTAATTTAGATAATTCATATTGCGACTTTTGAATACCTAACATTTCAGATAAAGACATACCTTTAGGTGCTTGTAAATTCCCAAATATACTTGTGTCAGCTTTTTGAACTTCTGCCATAATTTATCCTTGATATGTTGGTGAAAGCATATTAGAACTAGGTGTTGCATAGCCTGTTCCACTACCAATTTGAGCTATTCCACCACCACTCGGTGTCGTTTGACCTTGACCTATACTTGATAAAAAAGCCAAATTACCTAAATTACTTAATGCTCCACCATAAGCATTTGCTTGACCTATTTGACCTGCAGCTAATGAATTACCAATACCTGTCGTTAAATTAGCAACATTAGTTCCTGTGCCAAGCATTGCATTGGCTGCACCTGTTGTGCCTTGCATACCAATACCTGCTAATCCTGATAAACGATTATAAAGATTGGTTTGATTTGTCGTATAGTTATTAAATGCGTTTTGATAAGCGTTACTTGCAAAGTTTTGTGTATAGTCTTGTAATCCTCGTAAAGCATTACCACTTACTTGGCCACCTGTAGCGTTTGCAGCTGCTAAATTTGCACCTTGACCTTGTTGTAATTGAAAAGCGTAATTAGGAGCTAATTGAGCATTTAAATCTTGATTACTAAATTGGCTTGTCAAATAAGGCATACTTGCATTAATTTGATTTAATGCCGTTGTGCCTAGATTTTGGTAAGGCTGATACATAGCAGCTGCTTGTTGACCTGTTTGCGATAATTGAGCTTGAGCTCTTGCTTGTGCATCAGCTTGTGTTTGTGCAGCACTCTTAGCACCTTGAGCACTTATATATGAGCCAACTACAGCAGCTCCAGCAACAGCAGTCATTCCCCAAGTCATAATATATTTCCTTTGTTTTCTAATAAAGCATCGACAGAATCAATTAAACCCATGTTTTCATAATTAGGCGATATTACTTCATCCTCAATCTTATCTAAATCATTTTCGGTTGCAAATTCAGTTAAATGAATAGTTGTCCATAAAGTATCTTCTACAGCATAAACTGACCTTTTTAAACCTATTTCAGAAACAAAAGTAATTGGTGCTTCCAAATGCTTTTCACCAAATTCTGTATAAACAATAACTTTGCCTTTTGAAATAATATTTAAATGTTGATGTTTATGTATTTTACCTATTATTAAGGTATCTTTGGGGATAAACATTTCTCTAGCATAAGTGCAACATCCATACTTTTCATCTACAGGAGAAAAATAATGTCTAACAATGCAATCTTCTAATGTAGATTGAATTTGACCATTTTTAATCATTTCTTGTAAGCCGTTTTGAACAGACAAAATGTCTTGTCTAAACTTAACTTTTTCCAAAGAATTATCAATAATGTTAGACATTGTAATATGGCACTTTATAGGGTTTACCATTAACTGTCACATTAATAAAACCTACAGGATTTGTCGGTAATGTGCCAGTTCCTTTTGTTGCTGTTGGTGCTGAACCAAAATTCAATAAATTTAAAAACCATTGTTGCCAAGCTCTAGTCGGCATTTTATTACCATCATCTAATAATGGTGTCTGTGGATAAGGATTATTAACACCTGTTCCCCAAAGATTACTATTTTGAGACATTAGTTTTCTCCTACAGTAGCTTTTAGATTTGCTGAAACAATAACTGCCTTTATTGGGTCAGTTACTACAACTTCAAAGACTTTATCTCTTGACCAACCTAATCTTCGCCAAATAATACGATTTTTATATTTACCTAATTGACCAATAGAACTCCAATATTCCTTTGACCATGTAGAACCACCATCATTACTCCATCGTAACATTGCTTGAGGATTTGTTGTAGGTGTAAAATCATTAATTTGATTTAATGTACCAATATTTAATATTTCTTGTGGTGCAATATTTAATATTTGACTTGGATATATTACTAATGGATTACTAGTTAACTGATTAACAGTATTTGATACACCTATAGTTCCTACTCCTGGCTGGAACTGTATTTGAAATTCATCAAAATATTGACGTTGTAAATCTGAAACAAGGTGAGGAGCTCGTCTTAATCTACGAATAGTTCCACCATTATCCGTATAATTATTTAAATCTAATTGGTAAATTTGACCATTTTCCCAATCTCCAGCCAATACTAAGCCCTGAAACAATGCTGAACATTGTGTTC